TGCAATATCTAGAACTACTTACTCAGTACTATTTGCTATTATAGGTACATCTTATGGTACAGGAAACGGTACAACTACTTTTAATGTTCCTGATCTTCGTGATAGACTACCGCTAGGTAAAGGAACTAATAACTCATCACTTGGTGCTATAACAGCCGCAGCAGGAGCTTCCGCTGTTGTTGCTACTGCTTCTGGTTCTGCATCACTTACTAAATCTACAGGTACATTTGCTACATCTGCTAAGGATTCTTCAACATCCTCAGCTTTAACAAATGTTACGTCAGGTGGTCATACACATAATTTAACACTACCTGCACAAGTCTTTAATTACATAATTAAAACATAATTTTAGTTGACACTTAGTATATAGAAAAATTATACTAATAATTAGTGTTCTAACAAGAGGGGAAAAAAATGTCAGAAACACAAACACAGAAAAATGAACCAAGTCTTACTTTTGAAGGTAAGAATTATCTTATAAAAGATTTATCTGCTACACAAAAACGTTTAGTAGATCATAATATAGCGATTAGCAATCAAATTAATTCGTTGGAGATGCAACTTGAGCAACAAAAAGTTTCAAGTGAGGTTTTTACAGCAAAACTACGAAAGGCGCTTTCTGCTGACGACGACGATACTTGAAAGGTGTTTTAAATGACCACACTTGTACCAACTTTTTTAGGCGGAACGGGAGTTGATGCGACTTCTGATACTGTTACCTTTACTAATGGCCTAAAAATAAATTTTCTACATGTTGAACAAACTGCTGGTACTCTGCCTGGTTCTAGTACTAATGGAATTGTAGTACAGAAAAATGCTTCTACAAGTGATATTGCAGTAATAAGTCTTATAGGTGGAGCAGCCGCAGACTCTAGGGTTGAGTTTGGTGATGCTGGTGACCGTGATATTGGTATGATTCGGTATACTCATGGTGATAATGCTATGGAATTTTATACCAATGCTAGTGAGCAGATGACAATAACATCGGCAGGTATAGTAGTAATTGGACACACTGCCTCCGTTATCACTTCAAGCGCACTGCAAGCATCTCTGCAAATAATGGGAACCGCCTACAATGATTCATCTATTTCTGCTATGCGGTGGAGCGCAGATGCTAACGGAGCAACTATCAATCTCGGTAAATCACGGAACGGAACCATTGGCTCAAATACGGTTGTTAACGATGGTGATGAACTTGGTAAGATTGATTTTTCTGGAGACGATGGAACAGATTATCAGACGTTATCGGGACGCATTAGTTCTGTTGTAAATGGTACACCAGGTACAGGTGATATCCCGGCTGATTTGGTTTTCTCATCGGGTGACGGCGGTTCAGTCGCTGAAGTTCTTCGGCTTGCAGGAACCGGATTAGCTGCTTCATTTACCGGAGATGTAAATCTTAAGCACGATGGTGCAATTCTTCGTTTTGGTGATGGTCTCGATGTTACTCAAACTCATGTGCATGATGTTGGTTTGGATTGGGAAAGTTCTCGTAGCGGTGCAGACTCTATCTTCCGCTTTAAAAATATCGCTAATGCGTCTGCTTCTGATATTCGATTGATACTTCAAAATGGTGGTACATCTGGTGGTGATGTAATAATTAACTTAGATGGTCAAGCTACTGGTGCACAGTTTACTATGGGTGTAGACACATCAGCTGATAAATTTGTTATAGCTGATGCTGATAAAGGTGGATTTGATGGTAATGATGAGATATTCACCCTTGCTGATGGTGGTGCTGCCACATTTATTGGTAATGTAAGTGCTGGTCCTGGTGGAACAGGGACCGATAAGATTGTAATTGAGGCTGATGGTGGATCAGGAGCTGCTGGTGGAGGAGTATTTGAAGTTCGCTCAAATGGGACATTTCGCGGTGGATTGGGTAATAAAGCAGCGCTTGCTGGTAGCGGAACGAGTACTGATTTAGAACTGAGAGCGGCAAGTGGAATCCCAATCACTTTTGCTCCTAATAATACTAATGCTCTTACTCTTGACACAAGTGGTAATGCTGGCTTCGCTGGAAATATTGTTATACCTGATGCTGGTACTATTGGTTCTGTCTCAGACACAGATGCTATCGCTATCTCTTCTGGCGGTGATGTTACATTAACTCAAGATTTAACTGTTACAGGTTCTATAACCGGTGGTAGCACAAGTGTAACTCAAAAAGCTGGACTTGCTCCTGTTGGTTCTATTATAGCATATGGTAGTACTACCGTGCCTACAGGTTGGTTAGCGTGTGATGATTCTGCCGTTAGTAGAACTACTTTCTCGGTACTATTTGCTGTTTTAGGTACAAGTTATGGATCAGGAAATGGCTCAACTACTTTTAATGTTCCTGATCTTCGCGATAGAATGGTTATGGGTAAAGGAACTAATAATAGTACCATGGGAGCTTCTTCTACAGGTGCATCAGGATCTTTTGTAGTTGCAACAGCTTCAGGATCTGCTTCTTTAACAAAAACTACAGGTACTTTTGCTACATCAGCAAAGGATTCATCTCAAGCGTCAGCGTTAACTAACGTTACGGCAGGAGGACATACACACAACGTAACAATGCCTGCGCAAGTATGTATGTATATTATTAAAGCATGAGTGAGTCAAGAGAGTTAGATCAAGTTCAAAAAGAATTAGATGTTTTACATGAGCGTTCTCAAGATAATAAGCTTAAAATAGCTTCTCATGAAGCTTCTTGTGATGTTCGTTATGCTAATATAATGAAAATGCTTGAAAACTCTCAAAAACAACACGACGAAATGCATCAAGAAATAATAAAATTACGTAATTTAGCTACACAAGGACGATCTACTATTAAAACTCTTTTCTACATAGGCACATTTACAGGAGCTATTACTGCTTTTGCATATACACTTTTACAAATTTTTCCAAAATGAGCGACAAATTTTTTAAACTGAAAATACAGAAACTATTAGACCGATTACCTACGCCTATTAAATTTAATGAGGCTCAGTGGGCAATGGTTTATGGGTTAGATGAAAATCGCTTTTGGGTACAAATAGCTGCACGTCGTACAGGTAAATCATATGCTGCTGCTATTTTAGCTTTTGCAAAACTCTTAGAGCCAGGGCAACAAGTAATGGTTGTTGCGCCTAATTTTTCTCTTTCCTCTATTATTTGGGATTATGTAACAGATTTAATAAAGCATTTAGGGGTTGAAGTAGAAAAATTTAATCAAAAAGATAAAGTTGTACGTCTTATTAACGGATCAATATTTAGATTATTAAGTGCTAATAATCGTGATTCGTTAATTGGTCGTGCAGCTAATTTATTAATTGTAGATGAGGCTGCTGTTATTCCTAATGATGAATATTTTATTCGTGACTTACGACCGGCTCTTTCTACCTTTAAAGACTCTCGTTGCTTATGGATTTCAACACCTAGAGGAAAAGGTAACTACCTTTATAACTACTATTTAAGGGGAGGTGACTCTGAATTTCCAGAATGGGGTAGTAACCTTTTTACTTGGAGAACTAATCCACTTTTATCTGATTATGATGTAAAAGAAGCAAAAAAGGCTATGTCTCGTGCAATGTTTGCACAAGAATATGAGTGTGAATGGACTACTACAGAAGATCAAGTCTATGAATCACTTAATGAAGAGAAGCATATCGGTGAATTTATAGGTGAGAGATTTACAGAAGTAATTGCTGGTCTTGATGTAGGCTATCGTGATGAAAATGTATTTGTTGTTATTGGCACTAATGGAAAACAGTATTGGATAATTGATGAATTTGTATCTAAAGAATCTACTACTTCTGAGTTAGCTGATAATATAAAAGAAAAAGTAGATGAATGGAATATAGATAATATTTATATTGATTCAGCAGCACAACAAGTAAAAGCTGATTTTGCATACGATTATGATATATATTGTGAAAATGCTATTAAATCTGTAAATGACGGTATAGCATCTGTACAAGTTTTAATTGAACAAGATAATTTATATTTTGATATAGAAGGTGCTGCTCATACTTTTGCCGCAATGTCTTCTTATAAATGGAATCCGAATACAGAAAAACCAAAACCAATTCATGATTGGTGTTCTCACCCATCTGATGCAGTACGTTATGCTATTTATACTCATCAAAAAATGAGTAATATTTCAATTTATGCTTAGACTTGTTATTTTAAATTATAAAAGACCTGAGAATATTAAAAAGATTGTATTTTCTTTATGGAAAATATTTCCAAGAATTACAGTAATTAATAATAATCCAGATTATTTATTACCTTATTGGGGTGGTGATATTGATGTTATAAATAATGATCGTAATTATTTTTGTATGGAGCGATGGATAAGATGCTTTGAATACCCAGAAGAGTATAAAGTAATTATTGATGATGATATTTTACCTTCTCCAACTTTAATAAAAAATATGCTACAAGCAAACTTACCAATTACAGGTATATACGGTAAACGAGGAGTGAATGTTTCTGAAAGATACGACCAGTTAGAAGATGTTTGGAGTGATGGTGATGTAGATTTTTTAGTTGGTTCTATAATTTTAGTAAAACAATCTATATTAAATGAAATACAAACTGATCTTGAAAAAATGGGCTATCCAGAAAGAGGTGATGATATTATTGTAAGTTATTTAATTAAACGTAGATTCCAAACATCTTTAAAATTAACTCCAGGTCGGTTTATGTTTTTACCAGAAGGAGATGTTGGATTAAACAATAATAAAGAACATTTTTCAAAAAGATGGAATGTGATTCAAAAATTTCAAAATATTGGTTGGACAGATTGAAGGTAAATAAATAAAATGGATGTATTAAAGAGATTTCCGATTAAATATGTTCGTGATTATATAAAAAAAGATTATAAAATTCGTGATAAATGTTATATTTGCGGATCTAAAGAAAACTTGGAGTTACATCATTTATATAGTCTTTCTCAGTTGTGGGAAATTTGGTGTGGTGAACATAATTTAAAGCAAGTTGAGAGTGTAGACATAATTAAGCAGTTGCGAGTTATATTTGCAAAAGATAATAAAGAATATTTGAATAATAAAAATTTATTTACACTTTGTAAAGCACACCACTCTAAATTACATACACTTTACGGACAAAATTATTCTAATCATTTAGTACATAAGGTTAAAAAATGGTTAGATATACAAAGGGAAAAGATAATTGGCTGAAATTACGAAAGAGACTCCAAGATGGCGTGAATGGCTGAGCGAGAAGTTAAATCCCGCACAACCATCTATTGCTTCTCTTGAGCCTTTTGCATCTCCTGAAACAATTGTTGACTTTGAACAAGCTTATCGTGAAATAGAGATAATTCATAGAGCTGTTGAAATGGTTATTAGTGCTTGTGTTGACACTCCACTTAAAATAACAGGGCAAACCCCGGCTAAAAAAGTTAATAAACTTTTAAATATACGACCTAATCCATTTGAAGATCGCGTTCGGTTTTTCCGTCGTGCTCTCTTAGATTTTCATCTTGACGGCAATGCATTTTTTTATTACGATGGTAATGATTTATATTTGTTACCTGCAAATGATGTTGAAGTAGTTCCTGATCCACATACTTTTGTTAATCATTATAACTATATGATTTCAAATCAGCAATCTTCTGATTTTTTTGGTTATAATAAGCAAACAAGAAAAAGTGAAGCAATAACATTTCAACCTAATGAGATTATTCATATAACTAACGAAAATACGTCAAGTATTTTTAGAGGTACTAGTAAATTAAAACCTCTTTTAAGATTAATTGAACTTTACTATTATATGATTAATTTTCAGAGACAATTTTTTAAGAATAATGCAATTCCTGGATTTGTATTAACTACAGATAATATTTTAAGTAAACGAGTTAAAGAAAGACTATTAGAGGGTTGGAGAAATTCTTACACTACTATTTTTGATAATGCTA